CACAGCGCCCGTCATAGTTCCACCTGAAAGTGGCAAATATGTAGACGTTAGACTAGTGAAGTCATACAGAGCAACAGGAGTGTTACCAGTCTCTGTTGTCGTAGCAAACGGTGCAATCGCATCTTTGAATATGATCTTTGAGTAGTAAACAGTATCAGTACTTGTTGGGTCAATAGTTGGAGGAGTTTGAGACCAACCAGCGGTGATGCTTGACAACACTCCTGTAAACCACGTGATGGTTGCAGTAGGAGCACTTGGTGGAGAGCTTACTGCTGGATCAGAGTATAAAGTAACTTCAGCATAGTGAGGTCCTTCTACTCCGTCTGCACCTGTCGGTCCTATCGGTCCTGTCAGTCCTACAGCTCCCTCCGCACCACCAATCGCTGCCTCAAATGACGCGGACGTGACTAGTTGGGTATTGATAACTTGTGTTACCTGGTTCATCCAACTATCGTGACTCGGAACTCCGAGAATAGGAGGTCTAATTACCGGCATTACCTACGTCCCCCACGGTTTACTTCAAACTGCATGTTAGTCAAAGCGAAGCCGTTATCAGTTATTGCATCTGCATCATGCGTGATGCGGTAGCTCGCGTAACGACCTTGCACTCTGAGATCTTGTTTGTAATCAGATGTGATATCAAAGGTAGTAGCTGTCAACTGTCGATTGTCTGTATCCGTGGGATCACGATCTTGACCGGGCGCGTTAGAGCCCACAATGCGTGTCTCGAACTCTCCGTTGCCCTCCACTACGTATACAACAGACGTCAGCGTATCTGTCTCAAAGTCAGGAGCAACAGACATTCTACGGCGCTCTACATATGCAGGTTCCGCAAATCCATCGTTGACTGTCTTAACAGAAGTGCTGTCTGTGATTAGTAGATCATCTGATACATCTGTGAGAGAGATAGGCACAGTACCCGCTCGCTTAGTCCACAAATCAGTACGGTAGTTGTACACGTACATAGTCGCTGTCGTGGGCTTCCAAAACCAAAGTTCATCCCACTTATTGAACCGTTGAACTTTATACCCACCGTTATTACGGAAGTTATTACGTACACGGCCGGCGGCTATAGAAGTGATAGTTCCTGGGTGTCCTGCGAAGATATAAACATCATCATTACTCACAACTACGTGCTTACCATCTATCTCTGCCACGGAGTCGACAGATGCCGCACCATAGTGGCTTGTTACCGTAGATATTTGGAATGGGATAGCAGAGTTGCCCGTCTGCTGGATTGAGTGAATAGATGAGTCAGTGTAGATATAGAGAATCCCTTGGAGTTCTGCCATATCTTTGATGATACCTGTAGATGATAGGATGAATTCGTCAGCAGTGTTTGCCCCAAGAAAGAACGGATTCCAGTTCTTAGGAATACTACCTGGAGCCGCCACGTTTGAGGTACGCACTGTACCGGTCAAAGTACGAATACCATCTTCTACAAGGTTACCCGCTACAAGCAGGTTCCCGTAGGATCGAATGACTCCGCAGGTGACTGACACAACAGGATCAGACACAGAGACAATGGTAAATGTGCTACCACCAAGATTGGCTGCCGGGGTAAACGTGTAACCAGTTGCGGATACTCCGCTGATGACCCCGATGCCATCGAGCGTTCCATCTGGAGCGACAGTGTATGTAGGTCCACCCGTTACAGAGATCGTTACTACCTCTGTTTGAATAGGATCAGCCACACTTCGAGGAGTGTTCGTTACTTGAATTGTAAACCCATCAGAGATGGCTACAGAGATCGCAACAGGCTTTCGTGAACCATCGTCGATGTAGGAAAGTTCGGTGGTCTGAACAGCGTATGAATCCCAACCAGGCAAAGGAGCTAGGTCGGCTAAGTTATCTTGTAAGAACTGCGGAGTTGTAACTCCGTTATTCAAGACAAAATGGAAACCACCATTGAACTCAGTATGCTGCCACTCAGCGGATGCAGAAGTGGTCATAGTTCCGGTGGCTACTACTGTGTCTCGAGCCTCGTTATAGACATCAACTGTTGCTGTAGTACTCGCGCCATGCACAACAACATAACGCAAGCCCGACGGCGAGTTCCATGAAGCTACATACAAGAGGTTCGAGACTGCGGGAGTGAACGTTAGCGCTGCTGATTCACCGGGGAATTTACGAACAGCTCCATCAAGGAACCGGACGTTAAGAACGTCGCTAAACGCGTTAGGTGGTAAGGCAGCACTCGGGGTATCTTCAATCAACCCGAATGCCGCGAGATCACCTACTGGTAGGATTTCAGTGGCCATTGCTCACTCCTTAGTTTTATGTTAAGAACACTCTCGTTGTCCAGTGGCTGCATCGAAGAAACAAGCCTTAGCTTCCTCTTCAGCAACCTCTACTGCTTCCATAACCTCATTGAGGATACCATAGCGTTTTCCAGCCATGCGGAATGTCGTGCATCCTTTAGCGCCTTCACGCCAAGCGGTTTCATACACACCTTTGAACTGCTCGTAGGTAACATCGTCGCCTACATTGATAGTTTTTGAACATGCTGAGTCAATGTAATGCTGTGCGAGAGTAAGAACAGCAAGGTGCTCGTCAACAGAGAGATCGTTAGCTTTACGGCCTTCGACTCCACGGACGTACGCATAGTCTTCTACACGCTCAACACGAGGACCATCAAACGTTTGAATGGTGCGGTCGTAGAAGTGTGAGAATACAGGTTCAATACCACCAGAGATGTTATCGGCAACCAGCGAGATAGTTCCGGTGGGTGCGATAGATGTCAAGTGAGAGTTGCGAATACCGTGCTCACGGATCTCGTTACGAACAGAGGCTGGAAGAGTGCGGATGAAGTTACCTTTCAGATACTCATCGCGATACAGAGGGAATGCTCCCTTCTCTTTAGCCAGTCGTGCAGACGCCCGATACGTGTTGTCACGGAGACAAGCAAACAACTTCTCCATCCATTCTAAGAACTCTGGAGACCCATACGAGTAACCAAGCATCTCGCCAGCATTCGCTAGACCAGTAAAGCCAAGACCCATGCGGCGCTTGTTACGTGCTTCAGTTGCTTGCTCTTCAAGCGGATAGATCGTACGATCAATTACGTTATCCACAGCCCGTACAACGTGAGGGATATCTTTCTTGAGTTGTGTAAAGTTAAATGTGCCGTCGTCATTCACATACTTAGTAGCATTGAATGAGCCTAGGAGACATGCTCCGTAAGGTGGAAGAGGCTGTTCGCCGCAGGGGTTTGTGGCCGCAATCTCTTCACAATAATATAAGTTATTCATCTCTTTGATGCGATCAATGAATAGGACACCAGGCTCTGCCCAGTCCCAAGTATTTTGCATAATGATATCCCACAGTTCGCGGGCCTTCACCGTCTCAAATACAATCCCTTCAAATACCAAATCAAAGGAGTCATCCTCTTTCGTCAGTGCTTGCATGAACTTATCTGTGATACCTACACTTACGTTGAAGCCAGTTAGTACATGAGAGTTAGACTTAGCCTTGATGAATTCAGCGATATCAGGATGGTCAACACGTAGCACACCCATCTGAGCACCTCGGCGGTGTCCTGATGAGGAGATGGTTTGACATACGGCATCAAAGATACCCATAAAGGAAACGGGACCAGAGGCAGATGAATCAAGAGATAGGATTGTCTTACCACGTGGGCGGATCTTAGAGAAGTCGTAGCCGATGCCACCACCTCTTCGCATTGTTTCAGCAGCTTCAGCAGCTTTCTCCATAATGGAGTGCATGCTATCTTCAATCTCACCAGATACAAAGCAGTTGAAGCTAGTAACTACCTTCTTCCCACCCATTGATGCTTGAACACGGCCAGCAGGTAGAAACCTCATTTCCCCAAAGATGTCTTCAAGGTCTAAACGGTGATCTTCACCATCACTCATAGAATCAGCTAGCCGCTTAATCTTATCATGGAATGTCTCACCCTCTTGCCGATACTTCATAGCATCGATCTCTTGAGAGAGTGGTGTAGTTGGGCCTTTATAGATTCTATTGTCCACGTGTGTGTCCTCGTTATAGATTGATTGATAGGTGGATGCCTATCCCTATAAGGGACGGATACCCAGCTATCTATCAAGCTTCACAAACGGCTCTTCGCTTCTCAAGGAAATTGTCTAACTCCGCGAGTGATTGATCGCTAAGCCTTTCAAGTTCAACTTGTGTGAAGGTAGGAACATTGAGTCTACACAGAACCTCAGTCCTTCCGGACGTTACCGTTGTCGCGCAGCCGCTCAATACGAGCATCCCTACTAAGATCAGTGTCAACCGCATCTTCCGCCTCCTTCGCTTTTTTGTAATCCTTCAAGTCTTTGACTTGTAGGTCCTTCTTCATATCTCGACGACCCACTTGAAATACTAGCAGTATCGAAGCCATGGCAGCCAAGGCACCAGCCACAAGGCGTCCCAGTTTGGATCCAACAAATGTAATTAGCCACATCACTTGCTCTTTACTATCTGTTTAGCGTAAGCATCTAATCCAAATGCGACAGTAACGAACGCGAAGATTGGAGTGATGAAAAGTTCAACCATCTGTACGTCGCCCCAGAAGGCTAACCCACCGAGAAACACAAGCATCATTAATGCAAGTTCACGTTTGAATGTTTTAGTGTTAACGCTCATGACAAGCCTCCTTTAATGATCCAACCAACAAACGCTACAACAAAACCACCTCCAATGATGAACAGCAGTTTATTGAGGTTGTTGTTGAGGTTATCCTGAGAAGCCTTGATGTGTGTGATATCGCTACGCATCTCTACAATGTTTTTCTCTAGCAGGTGATGCCCTTCAATATACTTGGTTTGAACAGACCTGATCTCAACGAGGCTAGCTGCTAAGTCTTCGATCTCTTTCTTGATGTACTGCAGTTCTGGTGTACTCATGGTGGACCTTATCTCCATTGTATTATTATTATTATTTGACAAACTGAGCACGCTCTGCCTCCCGTCGCCGGATTAAACCATTGACGACACGCCCGCCTGCTTTGTTCCACCGTTGGAACTCAAGTGAAGCTCCATAGATATCCCCAGCGTTCAACTTACGCAGGATCGTAGATTTACTAAAAGCTGTACCGCCTACGTTGTAGATGAGCGAAGCTACAGCATCATACTGGTTTTGTGTTAGAGGCACTTTAACGTACTTATTGATGACGGCTTCGACCCATGCAAGATCCTGGCGCAGTAGCTCTTCGGCTCCACGCTGAGTAATCTTCATACCAGGCTTGACGGTCTTAGTGTGTCCATACCCAATTGTCCAAACCCCTACGATATCTTTGTAGGCGATTAGCTCACATCCTTCGAACTCCTTAATCAGAGATACGTCGGATACGCTAGAGACGCGACTGGACATAGGTGGGGTGATCTTCTCTACTGGTTTCGCAGTAGTAGCAGTGAAGCTCTTAAGAATGCTCCCTATGAGCAGTTTGATAGCGTTGA